GTGATAGCGTTTACGGTTTTACTTGTCGCACCGTTTTTCTCCATGCTCCTGCCTATTACCCATACGCCGCAGACGCCTGTCCAGGCCCACCAAAATTCAGTCGGAAGTGATAGTTCGGGAAGCTGTTCTTGTGTGAAAAATGTGATCATCGGAAATAAAACGTGTACGAGAAAAATAAATAATAGGCCGCAATAGACAATCATTGGCCTGGCGCGTTTGGTGAATGCGTCCCCCTGATTCATCTCTGCAATCATGATAGATTTTTGAGACTCTATCAGGGCATTCTCCCTCGCCTGGAGCATTTCCTGCAGTTGTATCTGCGCATGCGCCTTTTCCGCATCACTCATCTTATCCGGCCAGAATTTATTGATTATTGATTTTGCCGCATCGGCGACAGACCCTAATCCCGAAATATCCAGTCCCATAATCTCTCCCCTCCGTTATTCCTTTATCTGTTTTAAATTATGCCAGACCACCCCGGCATACAGCAGACAAAAACCTATTATCATCGCTAACATAATAACGCCGGGTTTTAAAATTGCGATAGCGCAAAACGGCAGAATTCCCACAACTTTAATCGCGATCAGACCCGTTTTGGTCCCCATTTTTTTAATGGCGTAATCAACAAACGGGTTTTTCTCCACGCCGCCATGAAACAATATTTCTATTGTCGTCATAATGTCCGCAATGTTCAGCAACACCAAAATGACAACCCCGATAATTATTGCTGTTTCCATTTGTCCTTCCTTTTCCGTAGGGGTCCCGCCATGGCGGGATGCCTGCCCGGTTTACCCCGCGCATTTTTCAATACAGCCAAATAACCCGCTGATCTTTGGCCCGGTCAATATCCAGATGTAAAAATCC